AAGCCTCATTGATGAGATAAACTATGGAAATAAAGAAATACTTTTTGGTACTCAAGCGATATTTAGTGAAGGGATTTCAGTCAATTCCCTCTCTGTCCTTATACTCGGTACCCCTATCAACAATGAACCCCTCCTCACCCAGCTCATCGGAAGAGTTATCCGAGAGCAAGAAGGAAAACTAGATCCTATAATAGTAGATATTCATTTGAAGGGAAAAACAGCCACTAGGCAAGCTTCCAATCGTATGGGATACTACATGAAACAAGGGTATGCAATTAAAGAGCTATAGCGTACAAAAATAATTCTTGACATTTACTTCAAATGTGTGTATAATATGTTGTTCTATGACTGGCATAAAATCTACGAGGCTTCCGAAGGAAACCCATTTACTATTATGCTAATCGTTCGTATGATGGTAGGTAATGTAATACCGGAAAATAAATACGATAGATTATATAAATTTAGTAATAAAAATTTTACAGGAGAATCTTTCATGATTCACCCTGATATACTTTTATTCAATTCTTATAAGTATGAGTATGGTGATATAGCCCAGTATATTGCCTTATGCTCTTTTCGTCCTTACGTGGACTATCAAACAACTGGGAACATACATCTTGACTTATTGACTGTAGATATAGATCAAGAACTTTTTAATGAAAATAGACTACTCCGTATAGAGGGTGACGATGTTCACTTTATATATGAAGAAGTCCCAAAGGAGAAACTACACTAATGGCAATTTCACTTAACAAAACAGCAGGCGGTGCAAAAAAGTCTAGCATCACATCTTACTCTTATCGTGAAGGAAGTAACGAAGTTCGTCTTGTAGGAGACGTACTGGCACGATATGTATACTGGATTGAGGGCAAGAACGGTAAGAACATTCCTTTTGAGTGTCTTTCTTTTGATCGCAACGAAGAAACATTTAATAACAAAGAAAAAGATTGGGTTAAAGAGTTTTACCCTGATCTGAAGTGTGGCTGGAGCTACGCTATGCAATGCCTTGACCAAGGCCAAGTAAAAGTTATTAATCTAAAGAAAAAGCTTTTTGAAGCTATTCTTACTGCAGCCGAAGATTTAGGTGATCCTACAGATCCAGAAACTGGCTGGGATGTTCGGTTCGAGAAGAAGAAGACTGGACCTCATGTATACAACGTGGAGTATCAACTCCAAGTCTTGAAGTGCAAGCAAAGAGCTTTGGATGATGAGGAAAAAGCTGCAATTGCAGATCTGAAGTCTATGGATGATGTAATGCCTCGTCCGACTCCTGATGCACAAAAGAAGTTGCTGGATGAGATTCGTTTAGAAGCTGGATCAGCAGAAGTAGAGGAAGAACTAGCATCTGAATTTGACATCTCATGATTTTGTTTACGGCAGACTGGCACTTAAAGCTAGGTCAAAAGAATGTGCCCAAGAACTGGGCGCTTAACCGCTACGGATTATTTTTCGAACAAATACATAGTCTCGAAAAGCAGTGCGAAATGCACGTCATTGGCGGGGATCTTTTTGACCGTCTGCCGAGCATGGAAGAGTTGGAGCTCTACTTCTCGTTTATTCGGGAAGTAGGGATTCCAACCATTATCTATGACGGCAACCATGAAGCAACAAAGAAAAACAAAACATTCTTTACTCAACTGAAACAAGTAACTAGAGATATAAACCCACTTGTAAAAATAGCGGATATTTCATATTATGATTCAGAGCTTGGTTTTAGCATTCTTCCTTATGCCGATCTACACAGAGAAGGAAGCATTGAAAGATTTATACAAACGGCACCACTGTTTACTCATGTACGAGGAGAAATACCCCCACACGTCAAGCCAGAGGTGGACTTAGACAGATTTGAGGATTTTCCTATCGTCTTTGCAGGCGATCTACACGCACATAGTAATAGTCAGAGAAACATTGTATACCCCGGGTCTCCAATGACAACTTCATTTCACAGAACTGAAGTAAAAACGGGCTATATACTAATTAACCCTGAGGACTGGAGTTGGATTTGGGATGCTTTCGAACTTCCGCAGTTGATACGAAAAACCGTCGCGGACCCAGAAGAGATGTTACCTACCGATTATCACCATACTATTTACGAGCTAGAAGGAGATATGCAAGAACTAGCCAATGTAAAAAACAGCGAGTTACTAGATAAAAAAGTGGTTAAACGAAACTCAGAAGCTACTCTAATTATAGATAATGAAATGAGTCTCGAAGAAGAATTGGTAGAATACTTAACATATATCTTAGAAATATCAGAAAAACAAATACCAAATATAGTAGGTGTATTTAATGATTACTCTACAAAAATTGAAATGGAGTAACTGCTTTAGTTATGGAGCCGATAATGAGCTAGATTTAAACAGTAACACTGTAACTCAACTCATCGGAACTAACGGTATGGGCAAGTCGTCTATACCGTTAATTATTGAGGAAGCTCTATATAACAAAAATTCAAAAGGAATTAAAAAGGCAGATATTCCAAACAGACATATAAAAGAAGGTTATAGTATACACTTAACCTTTATGAAGGATACTAATGAATATGAAGTTTTCATTGACAGAAAGTCGAGCATTAAACTTCGACTCCTCGAAAATGGAGAAGATATCAGCTCACACACGGCAACCAATACCTATAAGACACTACAAGATATTATCGGCATTGATTTCAAAACATTCACCCAACTGGTATATCAAAACACTAATAGCAGCTTACAATTTCTCACTGCAACCGATACAAATAGAAAAAAATTCTTAATTGATCTGTTACATCTAGAGCACTATGTAAAATTATTCGAGCTGTTCAAAGAAGAGTCCAGAAAGCACTCTTTGAATCTAACAAGTATAGAATCAAAAATAGCAACGATTGAAAAATGGTTACAAGATAATATTTTGAGTGATAGTACCATAGCTCCTCTTCAAAAAATTTCAATCGACACGGAGGATGACGAAAAAGAATTGGCTAATCTTACAGTGGCTCTGCAAAATATCTCGGAGAAAAATAAAAAAATTGTACAGAATAATACTTACAAAGACTTGTTGATGAAGATTGATATTCAAGAAGCACAAAATTGTACAGTAACAGAAAAAATATCTTATGATAAATTACAGTCTGATTTAGGAAATCTTCGCGGGGTTATAGCGGGGTCAAAGAAATTATTGGCGAAGCTAGAAAAGTTAGGGGATCACTGCCCTACTTGTGAACAAGATGTTGATGCAGATTTTAAACAATCTCTAATAGATGCTGAAACTTTAAAAATAGCAGAAAACAGGAGAGAAGAGTATGAAATTGAAGGAAGAATATCAGAAATTAAACGAAACAATGCAAAGTTTGAATCTGCCCAAAAAACTCAAAAAGAGTGGGAAGATTTATTCAGAAGCATCGACAAAAGCTTACCAGAGGCTCTCTTGGACAAGGAAGAGCTTGAAAGCAGGGTCAAAGGCGTTTCTAAAAGAATTTCAGAAGCAAAAGCAAGGCTCAATGAAGTCTCAGCAGAAAATGAACGAATCACAAAAAGAAACACAAGAATCCAAGTAATTCTTGAACAGACAGAAGAGTTTCAAAATCAATTAACGGCTGCTGAAGAGGAATTATTAGCGCAAAAAGATATTGCAAATATATTTGAAGTATTAAAAAAGGCATTTAGTACAAATGGATTGATTGCATATAAAATAGAAAATCTTGTAAAAGATTTAGAAGAACTCACTAATTACTATCTAGCCGAGCTTTCCGATGGAAGATTCACTCTTGAGTTTGTTGTTAGCAATGATAAACTTAATGTGCAAGTTACTGATAACAGTAATATAGTTGATATTTTAGCTTTATCTAGTGGTGAACTTGCTCGTGTAAATACAGCTACTTTGATTGCCATTCGTAAGTTAATGAGTAGTATATCAAAATCAAGAATAAATATACTATTTCTTGATGAAGTAATCAATGTCCTAGATGAAACAGGCAGAGAAAAATTAGTAGAAGTTTTATTAAAAGAAGATCTTAACACCTATATCGTTAGTCATGGATGGACTCATCCATTGCTTGATAAAGTAGAGGTTGTTAAATCAGGAAATATATCGAGGTTAGAATGATAGACGAAGGGATGACACTTACCACGGGGCATCTTATGCTAGAAAACATGAAAGATTACTTACTTGGTAAGTGTAAATATCACGAAACAAATGTTAAAGTTTACTTTTTAAATCCTGTCGGTATCGGAGAACATCCAGATATTCTTGGAGCTATCGAAATGGAACTAGAAAAGCTTGCAGAGTATAAAGAAAAATTGGACGTACTTCGACAGATAGAGAGGAGCTTGTGGTAGACAGCAGAGCAAAAGGCGCTCGAGGAGAATATCTAGTAAGAGATTTATTGAGAGAACATACCGGCCTTCAATTTGAAAGAGTCCCGAGTTCCGGGGCTCTTGAGTATTTGAAAGGCGATTTGTATGTTCCTCATGCAAAGAATAAGTATTGTATTGAAGTAAAAAATTATTCTGAGTCTCCTCTTACTGATAAAATTTTTACCGCACCTAGAACAAATA